AAAGAACGGTATCACGAATGACTAACCAATTTCAGGAGAATCTGGCGGGAGGCGAACAGTCTGCCCACAACCATCTTGCCGTATCGGTCGCATCGATACGGCATGACGTTAGGTTCCACGAGGACAACTTTGCTGGCCGTCTCTATGGGTTTTGCGAGGGCGGAATCCAGTGTTCTCTCACTTCAATGGCCCGTTCATACCGCCGTGTTGTCATCAAGTACGATTCCGATGCTGAATACGATATTCCATCGACTTATCGAACAATCGAGTTCGGTGAAGGTAAAACTTACTTAACATACCCGGTTAACGGGGATTACCACAGGTTGTTCCCTAAGGTAGACCAGACCGTTTCTTATGGAAAGGTTAGAACATCCGAGCAGGCTGGCCAGTATATCGAGACTTTGTGCAAAATTGGCGGAAAAATACTACTTGCCAATATCGGAGAAAAGACCTATATTTCCAGGATAAAGGACGCACTTGATGCACAGGGCATTCCTGTCGTTGTCTCGACGAACCATTCGTTTCATGTTCTTGACGTGTACCTCCGTTCATCGGCAAGGCTCGTTCATTTCGGGAACGGGAACCACGGGATGATGTATGCGAAGGGTTGCCTGTATGCGTTGGATGGTGCAGATTTCATCACGGATTGCGACAAGGTTGTTCCAACCAGCCTGTCGGAGTTCATTGCGAAAGAGAAGCTATGAGCGAAAAGTGTGACAAAGGGCTAATCCTGAAGATTGAACGAATCGGAAAGGCGCCGCTTGAATTTAGAAACGTGAGCATTGACGCTTACGAGGGAATGAAGCGGGATTTGGCGGCTGGTCGTCGTTTCATCGAAGTGTCTGGCGTTATTAAAAAGCATGGAGAAGACTGCAACAAGATGTCCTTAATCCCTGCAATCCATATACAAGAAATTACGATAGAGGAACCATCAACCCCCGAAAAGGAAGGGAGAAAGTAAAATGGACGAACTCGATTTGCTTACAGGAGACATTCCAGAAGAGGAAAAAAGAAGTATCCCCGTAGCCAAGGGTGGATACGAAATGTGGGTGGTTAAACATCAGCCGCTTACCGTTGACAAAATGGTTCTTCCAGCAAGCATCAGGAATAAGGTCGAGACTGCGTTGCAGCTCAATGCGTTTGGACATTATGTGTTCTACTCGACTGCATCTGGAACTGGTAAGACTACACTATCGAAAGCAATTCCTAGGACTCTCGGAACGTCGTTTAAGTTCTTCTCTGCACGTGAGCAGTCCGACATCTTCACTGACATTGAAAGCTATGCTGCTCTGGCATGCCCGAATGGTCTACCGAGATTCGTTGTTCTCGATGAGGCTGACCATCCGAACAGACCCGAGGAATTTTACAGAAAGCTGCAAGGCCTTATCGAAGATACCCAGAGCACAATCCGTTTCATTTTGACGTGCAACGCTTTCCATCGCCTGCCAGACGCAATCGCTTCACGGTGTTTCTCTGTATCGTTTGACTACCCAAAGGACGACAGGGACGTGAAAAATGCGATGTACCTGAAGATGATGGAAATCGCACAGGAAGAGACTGCTCCTTACAATGGTACTGTTGACAAGAACACGGTGGCTGAAATCGTTGACAAGTGCTACCCAGACATGCGACTGATGACATCAACGATGTTCAACAACTTCCTTGAAAACCGTTGCTCAATCAAGGGGCAAATCAAGGTTGTCACCACCGAGTACACGAACAAGTTGGTAGACTTCGTGCTGGCTGGTGACGACATGGGAGCCCGTAAGTTTGTCCTTGACAACTATGTTGACTTTGATAGCCTGTTCCACAAATTCGCTGATATCATCATTGAGAAGAATATCCTTCCTCCGATGGCAAGGCTTGAATTCAGTGTCATTACTGGCCAGTACGAACAGATGAGCGAGTTCCAGGTGAACCCTTACACGGTCGTCAATGCTTACATATCCAAGGTTATCCTATTGTTGTACAAGTACGGAATACTGAAGATGGGTCAACCTACGGCGGGTTAGTATGAAATTCAGTGTTTCGCAATTTCTTAGAAACCGCATGGCTGGTGTTCCTGTTTCTGTCGATGAAGAGGAAGGGTTTGAGCCGTTTCTTGTGCAGGTCGCTCTCGAACGTGACCCGAAGGTGGATGACATCCTGCTCCAGACAAATACCCAGAGTTTCTTCCGTCTTACGAAGAAGCAACAGGCTCATGCGTTTGACTGCTTGCAGGGAATGCGTTTGAACATGCAGTACAATCCTACAAGAGGAAAGCGTGTTGCTGAACTCAAAGCGGAAATTGCCGCATACATGAAAGAATTTGGTATGGATTACAATTCTGCAAAGGCGATAGTGCTTGAACAGGCGGGAATGAAACTATGATTAAAAATGCATTGAAAGAAGAAGGTAAGATTTTTACCCCGTTGAATATCGTAAATGTCCTTCTCGATGTTGCCAAATATGTCGGGGCCGAACGTATCCTTGAACACCACTTTATGGACAACAGTGCGGGCGACGGAAACATCGTCGTTGCCGCCATTTCCAGATATTGCGTTGAATACATCCGTGTCAAGAAGGGCAAGAAGGGATTGAAGGAAGCGCTTGAAACCTACATCCACGCAATCGAACTGAACAAGTCGAACTTCCGTCAGTTGAAGAAAAGACTTGACGATACAGCGGCAATGTACGGCGTAAACGACGTGAAATGGGATATCCGTCTTGGCAACGCCCTTTCAATCAAGGATTATGACGGAAAGATGGACTATGTTGTTGGCAACCCGCCTTACGTCCGTGTTCACAATCTCGGAAAGCTGTACGATGTTGTCAAGAACTACAAGTTTGCCGACCAAGGAATGTGCGACCTGTATCTAGCCTTCTTCGAGCTGGGTATCAGGATGCTTAATGACAAGGGCATCCTCTCGTATATCACCCCGTCGTCTTGGATGCACTCTACATCTGGTGCGAATTTCAGAAAGTATTTGCTGGAAAACGGAAACCTTTCGTGCCTTATCGACTTCGGGCACAAGCAGGTGTTCAAGGGCATCACGACTTACTCTATGATTACCTGCATAGACAAGAACCAGCATGATTCCTATGTCAAGGTTGCCAACATCAACGAGTTGGACCAGCTTCTGGACAATACATGCAACTGGTTGCCTCTATCCGACATGACTATCGAAGGAAAGTTCTATATCGGAAGTTGGAGCGAATTGAAAGAACTCCGCGAAATCAAGTCAGGCAATTACCCGAAAAAGGTTGTTGTCAAAAACGGTTTTGCAACCCTTGCCGACAGTGTGTTCATCGACGCTGATGACCTCCCGAGAATGTACTGTATTCCTGTCCTGAAGGCATCTACTGGAAAGTGGGGAACCTGTTTTTATCCGTATGATGTCGGTGGCCATCCAATTCCGAAGGAAGACCTGTTGAAGCCGCACCGCTTTGGCGATTCGATGGATGACTCTGTCGAAGCCTTCCTTATCCACCACAAGAAGGAACTCTTGAAGGGCAGAAAGGACAAACCAGATTTGGACTGGTGCCACTTCGGTAGAACCCAGGCAATCAACGATGTCTACAAGAACAAGCTTGCAGTGAACACTGTCGTTAAGGGAAATGACACGGTCAAGGTGAACTATGCCGAGGCTGGAAAGGGTGTCTACTCTGGTTTGTACATCATGGGTAACGACTGCCGAGTTGACATCACTGTTCTGACAGCATTGCTGACCGAGAGGCGGTTTACCGACTATGTTGCATTGTTGAAGAACTACAAGAGTGGTGGCTACTACTCATTCAGTTCCCATGACCTTGAATGCTATCTCAACTACAGACTTAGCCTGATTAAGGACCCGAAAATCATATACATTGGATAAGTAATTGATTATGACTACGCCTAACAGCCCAGAGTATTTTTGCCATCTAGCCAAGCGGTTAGTGTACACCGAACCTAAGCTGAAATCCGTTGTCCGTACACTTGTAAAGAAGTCCATACCCACAGGGTATGAACTTCAATCCGTAATCAAAATGGACACAATATCTGTGACCTATCGGGCGGTGCTTTGTAACAGGCGCAAGCCTGATAAGCGGATGCTTTGTGATTTCAAGTATAAGGATGAAAAGCTGGAAATTTGCGCATCGTGCGTAAACAGCTACAGCCAGTACTATGTCTATCCAGACAGGCCGTATGATTTGAAATGCAGCAACGCCACGGAAAGTTTCCCATACGATGAAGGAAAGCTTACGAAAACACTTAAACTCTTTGACACTTTGGAGAAAATATGAAAGAACTTCATGTTAAACGATTTTATGGAACAGCCGAAGCTATTATGGTAACGGCTAACGCATGCTGCGACTTTGTCAATGACAATAAGGGAATAGATGTTGTCCAGATTGTTCATTCTAACGACGATGTATTCCTTTATTATAGGGGAACGGAACGTGAGTAATATATGGTGTGCAACATTCAAGCTCAAGCCAACGGCTGATAAGGTTACTGTGTTCTTCAAGTTCACTGAGCCGCATACCCTGTTGGTAAATGCAAGAGAGGCACTCCGTAAAATGTATGGTGATGATGTGGCCACTGATGCAACTCCGTTGGAACTGAGTGCGTGGCCAAAATTCAAGCAAGCTTAAACAAGGAGACCTATATGGAATTAAGATGTCAAGTCGAGATGAACTGGTACGAGGTGGGCAAGGAAACTCCTCGTGAAGGAATTCTCCTGTTCATGGTTACGGACAAGGAACCAGACCTTATTTATAGCGGATACTACATCCAAGGTAGCTTCCGTATATTGGGTCAAATGGGTGGCATCCTTATGCTCAAGGATAGCAACGTCACTCACTTCGCATACATGAACAACAACATGCTCCCGAAGAACTGCAAGCCAGGTTGTCTCGGTAGCGGATGGCATGTCACCGAAGATGAAGTACCTGACAATGATGAACCTGTTGCCATCTGGCCCGAATACAAAGGATGCCGATTTGCTGTCTGGAACAAGCACGAGGAGTGCTGGGACGACGAAACCGCTGACGACTACCTTTGCAAGAAGGATGAAGTTGAAAAATGGTTCCCGATTAACTGGGGCGGAGCAGAATAAAAGGAGAACGACTATGTTGTTGGACGAAGATGAAATACAGTTGGTATCAACCGCACTTTATCAATATCAGAGTACAATCGACAGGCTAAAGTTCATCAGTCGTAACCTGAAAGATGCTGTTGAATGGCAGGGTACTTTTGAAGACAAGTACCATAAAATTCGTCGTGTGCTTTATGAAGACTATGGTATAGTTGAGCAGCTGGAGAGGCTCATCGTGGATGGCATGATGTATCTCGAAAGCAACCCTGTTAGCGAACTTATCGATAGCCTCAAGGATGAATTCAGCGGGGTTCCTGTTGTGGTCGAAAACAAGGTTATGGACCCTGTCAGTTTCTATTACCCGTTAAAGGGAAGTATCAAGCTGATTGGTGTCGCCCGCAACCGTGAGGCTTATCTTGCCACGCTTAAACAGATTAGTGACAAACATGTCGAGGGATGCATGGCTCTTGTTGGCGACGAGCTTATCAAAGTCACGCCAGAAGGTAAGCTTGAACACGAGCCGAAAAACGGCCCCGTAATTCCTGAGGATACGATGGATTATCTCCATTGGAAGCGAGGCGTTTAATCAAAACTCCATATAAAAGAAAAGGGCAAGCGAGATGCTTGCCCTTTAATGTTTTCACGTCGATTAGACGTACTTGTATCCAGGCGGAATCCAGATTGTGAACCTGTCGTACCTGAACGTGGCTTCCCATGTACCGAGGTCGGCCACACCGTAGGTTCCCTGCTTGGGGAGTTTGACTTGCTTCGGCCATGCGTTGATATACGTGATGGAGAAGATGCAGTCACCATACATCCAGTCGTAGTATTCGAGCGTCACGGTCTGGTTACGGAGCAACTGAACCGTCGGGTTGGGCCAGTTGGCCTGTTGGCCGAGACCGAGGTGAATGTGGTTGGCGGAATCCTGTGCGATACGGTTCGTCTGCCAGTTGGCATCAGAACGGTTCGACATGGTAAGCTCACCAGTGTTGTAGATGAGGTTACGCCATTCCATCATTGCTTCGTACGGGGCCATGTCTTCCGTACAGACACCGCCGATGTTGAATTCACCATCGAGTTGTGTCTGTCCAGTAGGATACCACTTATTGAAGCCCATGTACTGAAACGCCTTATCCTCAATCTTTACAGACGGGATGGTAGGAGGCGTTTGAACGTACAGGGCGAAGGAAGCTTCGCCATCCTGAATGTCGAACTGGTCGTGGTTTTGAAGACCCATACCGAAAGCGTGGAAGATGTCTGCGGAAATCAGCATCCTCCAACGGCTGGTTCTATACGGGTCAGCCAAGGTGTCAATGGCAGCGCCAAAGAACACCTTTCTTTTCATTTCTTCGCTAATGGTTGTATTGATACCCATATTTTACCTCCCATTACACATAAAGTGAAGTGGTCTGAGTGTTGCTAGAACCATTGGATTCAACAATAGTCCTCAATGTAATCCAGCGAGAGGTCTTGGTCGGCTTCAAGCGAAGGTCAACGTGCAGCTCGTTCCTGTCGATTACGTCAGGCGTGTTGTTCGTGTCATCGCAGATTGCCGTACCTGAGTACAAACCAGCCGGGTTAGCGTTCATGATTGCATCAAGTTGAGCCTGCAAGTCCGACTGAATGTTGGTACGCAGGTTGGTCGTATTCAACTGGAAGACCTTTCTATCGAGGTAGTGATAGAACATCTTGTGAATACCAGCCAAGAGCATAGCCACATGAATCTGGTCGAACGCAGAACTTTCCTTCTGCATCGTGAAGTCACCCCAGATGAACATTCCACGGCTGTTGAAACGAGTCGGGTTGACCCTGATTTCAGTAAGACGTGCAATGTTGGAATCCGTGTCTTCAGGATACTTGAAGGTTCTCGGATACTTTTCGGTTACGCCCCATTCCGTCGGAATTACAGCGTTGATTTCACCAGCAGGCGGCAACCACCAAATTCCGTTGGCAGCGTTAGCCGTGATGATGGATGCCAACTGTACGGACTTCACGACTTCTACGTTCATGAGAGTGTAGTAGCTGTCGAAGAAGATACCGCGACCATCGTAGATGGCACCCCAGCGGCCCTTAACACCAAATCCCTGAGAGCCAATCATCTTCCTGAGGGTCGTTTCGATGTTGGCTTCGCCTACGCCGTCAAGGATGGCAAAGCAGTCCTTACGGAGTTCGCAGACGTTAAGGATAGCGGAAATAACCGTTCCGTCGAGAGTTTCACGGTTCTTCTTGAACAGGTTGTTGATACCCGTACCAGCACCGATGAGCATAGACACGTCAGTACCGTCCTTGTCGAGGAAGAGGTTCCAAGCGTTGGCCAGAGTTGCCGTGTCGCTGTTGTTGGCCGGCGTGTATTCCCAGATAGCGTCGTTGATGATTGCGGGGTCGCGTTCATCGTACGAGAGCATCGTGGAAACAGAGTCGAGGTGTCCGTTTTCAACGCTCTGAGACATGTCGTAAGCGTTGTTCGTCAAGAAGTTGTCGAGGATGCCGCTGTCGTTGATGAGAAGCCTTGCACCGCTGTCCGTGAGAACAGAGTCGGCCATGTCACCAATGAAGAGGTTTCCATCGTCGTGGACGTAAGGAACAATGGTTCCTTCCATATCGTAAGACTTGCCGTTGAAGTGGTAGGTGATGTAGAGGTACATCCTTGCGATGGCCTCGCCTTCCGAAGAAAGCACGTACACCTGCTTTGCAACGCCATTGAAGTTCACATCTTCGTACTTCACAGAGGCAAGACCCATTGCGTTGAACGAAGCACCAACGTCGTCGCTCACAAGGAGCTTGTCGGTACGCTGGACTACACCACCGTTGTATGTCGTGTAGGCGAATTTGAGCAGGTCATATTCACCTTCCTTTTCACCAACAACGAGGAAGTCTTCTTCCTGAACATTCGATGGAACAGTCAGGTCGTAAGCACCGAGCATGTAGAACGTCAGACCGTCCTTTCCAGCCGTCCAGATGTTGGCGTTGGATGCGGTAAGGTCAACCAGCTTCCATGTGCTGTAGTCACCGAACTTGTCAGCCTTTCCAGTTTCCTTATCGAACACGATGTCACCAGTGTGGCTGAGTATCACGATGTCCTTGAACGTGTTGATGTTCTTGACAACGTAGATATCGTTCTTACCGAAGATGATTTCGCTGTCATCCTTCTTGTTCGTCTTCTGTGGGACGAATGCAACAAGGTCACCAACTCCGTACTGAGTGGCAGTTCCGAAAGGCACTTGCACGCCGATTGTGGTCGTCGTGTTGTACTTCGTCTTGTCGGACGGGTCGGTAATCTGAGTTACATTGTTTCCAAGATAGGTGTTGATTGCGAAACCTTCACGGTTGAACGCAGCGAGGATGTTCTTTGTCGTAGCAGTGAGGTTGATAACCTTGCTGCCAAGAGAAGTGTTTCCATCTACTTCATCACCATTCTTTTCAGTGATGGTTACTGCACCAGAACCAGTCACATTGGTAACGTAGTATTCCTTTTCGCCCGCTGTGTCAAGCTTGATAATGTCGCCTG